GTAATTGTTGGTAGAATACGAATATATTCTTTCCACATCCAGATAAACATTAGAGGTGGTGAGACAGTGCCTGGCCCTCCCGCCCAAAATTCTGCGATTATTTTTTGTGTATCCGTTAAAGCAGCGGTATAATCCCTCACAGTATTTATTTCAGCATCACGTGCTAATCCAGTTGATGGCTCTACAGAGGTCTGTATAGTTTGTTCCTGTAATTCAGTTAGACAAGAAGAAAGAACAGCATCCCAGTTATAGGTGAGATAGTTCTGTTTTCTATCTTGGACTGTGAGCCGAGTCCATAACAATGGTTGCGGAAAGCCCGAAATATTATTGATAGTAGTATCATCAACAATTATGGTATCAGCCCAGTTGGCAGAAGATGTTGGTTGTGCAGTCGCGGCGGCAACATATCCATCGGCTTGACGATAGTTGTACCATGTTTGCCATGCGGCTTGCCACGTTGACCATTCTCCATCGGTTTTAACGCGATTAATAACATCGGCTGGGCAGTTGTAAATGGAGGCATATCCAGTAGGAATGAAAAATGGGGTAATATAATCAATAACCGCACATATCCAAATGAGTGCATCATTACTAGATAAGGGAATTATGGCTTTTGTATTCCAATTCCAATTGTCATGAGTTCCACTAATTCTGGATTCAGATTGTACCCAGTTCCATGCGCCAACTACTGATGTAACCCAAATATAAATATAACGAGATCCCTTTGTCGGCCCCAAATTAGTTAAGGCAATATACTTAAGTATAGAGTCAATTCCAGAATTAATAATATATTTAAGAGATGGTTCTGGTGCGACGGGGGTGGGATCGCCAGACATTACTATAGATAGACTATCAGGAGGGGAAATAAAGTATGAGTTAGATGTGAGAGCAGGTCCCGTGCCAACAGAGTTCATGGCGCAGACTGTAAAAGTATAAGGTTGCCATTCAGCTAGATCGGTGAATCTATATGTAGTATTAGAGGTAGTAATAGCGGTATGGGTGACACCATTAAGATAAGGTGTTACTATATATGTAAAAGGTCCATTGCCTGTTGTTGGTGCAATCCAAGATATAATAATGGATCCAACTGTGAATGTTATTCCACTGACTAACCCAGGAATAGATGGACTATTAGGGGTGGCAATAATAGAAGCATTAAGTTCAGGGCAAGGGCATCCAGGACTAATACCTATACATAGAGGATATCTCGTAAATTCTGTCATTTGTCCAGTTTTAACGGATGTCATAACAGAAGAGTCATATATACCGAGTACACGACCAAATCCAGGCTGTGGTGGAGTGGTAGTATTCGGAGGGTATAGGCGAGTTAAAAAAGACCCTGCAATGGCTTTTTCAGCCCTTCGTTTGGTAAGTTGAGAAGAATCAAATATACGATTGGTCATATCTACAATACATAAATATTATAACCCAATAAGTGTAATTAGTTTATTAATGTGTGTTGTAAAAAGTGTTCTGTCAGATAAATTATAATTATTAATATATGTCCAAAATTGGTGAGTTCCAATAGGGATTAGGTCGACGGGAAAATTTTCTTGAATAACTTTACATCTAAATTCAAGTGATGGAATAACATGATTGTATTTTACAATAGCTTGACTAAAATGCCAATCTTCACCTTCATTATTTTGTATATTTTGAATGTCTTTTTCACACAATTCAATCATATTTGTAACATTTCTTATAGACATACCTCCATTGCCAGCCATAGTATTATTCCATCCCCATGGTGCGCCATAATATGTTCCAGTAAAAATCCAATCTGGTATTTTTTGTAAAAAATACGAATCCATTTGTACAGTAATGAAATATTCAGCATTAATTAATTTATAGAATCCAGGTAATTTAAATGTAATATTATATTCAGTAAATCCTTTTTCTCTATCTGTAACACCTTTAAACCATTGGTATATATGAACATTTTCAGCTTTATTGCCAAGTAGTGTTCTAATAAAATCATAATTTACATCACTACAAAATATATAGAGAGAAAAGTGCGGCGCTGCCCATAAAATATTTCGTAAAACAAACCACCAGTTAGGGTGAACACGGCGTTCAACAATTACAAATGCATACTTATACTGTTTACTAAATTGATGGGTTTTCCAAAATTCATCTAATTTATGGCCATATGTATGATTAAGATAGTTAAAGATATATGGTTCAATTTCAATTCTATAAAAATGTAATGTATCTTTTGTCCATTTTTGAATTTCCTCATCTGTTTTAAGAGTTTTAAATATTTTTTGTCTTTCATTATGTAATGAATAACAAGTGCTAATAATACTATCAAGATCCATTATCCATTATAATATGTATTTGTTTTAAATAGTATTAATTTATAAATTAAGAAAGTGTTTTCTACAAACGGGCTTATATGTATCCATTCCACCAATTGCCACACCTGACGCATCTTTAGGGGCATCCCCAAAATATTTCGAATATACCGCGACTGTTCCATCACGACATACCGCACAAAATGCGCTTAACCTTTCAACCTCTTCTGCGTGGGGTATTAAACGTAGCATATCACCAAATGGAGTTCTTTCACTAGTACCATCTAGACCTGAAATGACAATATGTACAGGTAGTTCATCGGCCCATTTAGTGACATATTGATGTAAATCAGTAAAGAATTGTCCCTCGTCAATTGCGACTACATTATATTGACCAGAACGGACTAAATCTTCGATAGCCTCAAGTTTATCAACGCAAACGGCTTGCTCTATTTCTTTATCGTGTGAGGCAATACACTCTTTACCATAGCGAGTATCACCAATATAGTTTACAATGAGTACTTTATAGCCAATGGATTTATAGCGTCTGACACGACGTAACAATTCTGTGGTTTTCTGTGCAAACATACAGCCTAAAATTATGGAAATATAACCCATTTCTCTTTTTGTTAAAAAATACAAAAAGCCCACATAGTCAATTTTTACACATTTTTATTCGGCAGATCAAAAAGAGGATGTCTTGGTCTATAGACTCAATACCGTCAATGTGTATTACATTGGAGCGTCGTCCAGACCGATGGCGCAGATTTCAGGACCAGTCCGGAATTAACGGATTAGACTTAAAGAAATTTAATGGCGTCGATGGAAAAACGCTTGATATTAAAAATGATGATCGTGTATCATTATATACAAAACGTAATATACTATCAAAATCCCGTCGCTCACATGAAGAGTTGGATAGCGCAGGTGGTGTAGGTTGTGCTCTTTCTCATATTGCCATATGGCAATGGATGGTTGATAATAATAAGGAAGTATGTGTAATATTTGAAGATGATGCCATTGTTCCACCAGATTTTACAGACAAGGTTAATAAATGTATTAAGGAATCCGCTATATTAAAGGATCCAACAAAATGGGACTTATGGCTTTTAGGAGGAAATTGGGATAACCTCACTCAAATTCCAGGAGAATCTAAAGTTGTCCGTGTTGGGGCATTTTTTTCATTTTACGCATATGTTATGACGCTACATGGTGCTAAGAGACTATTAAAAGATGTTTTCCCAATACAAGGGCATATAGATCTGTGGACATCAATATATAATTATGTACATGATTTCAGAATTGTGTGTTGTATAAATCTTAATATAAAGCATAATTCCGCAGTAACGACAGAGATTCAAACAGGAAAGGAGTGTGATATTTGTAATGTATCCGCTGGTTATAGTAAAACTCATAAATTGGTTACAAATCTGGAGTGGAATACGGCCAGGGCGGCGGAAATAATAAGTGTTGGTTTAATTGGATATATACTGTATCAGAAATTTATATACCGATAATACACTGATAATACACCGATATAAAGATATTAAAAAACTAATTAATATAATGGCGTCTGAGAGCACCGACGTATCAGAAGATGAAGCATATGATCCTTGGCCAGGGTGTGTTATGGATAGGACAGGTTGTCATGGACAATCGTATTATAATATGAAGTATATCGTTAACGAACAATTAGTTAGTTTTTTTAATTTAGAGAATAATATAACATATAATAATTTTGATAATATTGTAATTGATTATGCTTCTAATAATAATGGTATATTCGATGATAAAGGTATAATATATTATGATGAAGCATTATGGAATTTATTTGAGTTAGACAAAGATAAACCACTTAAATTTTATCATATTAGTAAATATTTTGTTAAATTTATTATATCTAGTTCTTAGGCAGATAAGCTATGATCCATGATCCATGATCCATGATTTCCATCTGTCATATATACATTTACATTGGAATAATATGTAGTTATATAATTATATATATAGACTGATGGAACTAAATAGTCATCTTTTGCTAGAATAATATTAGTTTTATTATCAAAATTATTAAGCAGGGCATGTTCTTCAAATATACATCGTTTTATTATATATTGTATATATTGATCCCTAAATATGAATTGATATATTAAGTATTTTATAATTTTTTTAAAGTTAAATGTTAGCCGAGGAGATTTATATCCAATCTTCATAATATGTGGCTGCTGTATATAAAAACACGTTGGTTCAGCATATGTTTTACAATTACACATATCTGGATATTTTAATTGAAATGCGTTTAAAATCATTGTACCAAAACTATGACCTATTAAGTCAACGCGTGTAATATTTTGTTTGAGTAATATATCATGTAATACATAAATTATGTTATTAATAGAAGGTGGATGATTTTTATAAAAATCATATGATATATTAGGAATTTCGGGTATAATAATTGTTCTATTATGTGATAGTTTATTGATTTTTGAAATATATGGTACAATTCCAAATCCAAATCCGTGTAAAAATACGAGTGGAATAATGTATTTATTTTTTTTATTATATTTAATCCATACTCTTATTCTTGTACTAGGATCAATTATATTTATATATCCTATATTATACATATAGATATTAAATATTTTTCTAATTGTATATAGAATCATATATATAATATATGGTTTATGTGTTATAGTTAATCTATTTGTTGCAAAATGACCAGATATAAATTTATTTGTATCCTCATGCTTATTATTATCATATAGCATTATTTTTGGTTTAATTATATCAACTAGATTATTAATATAAGTTGTATGTATTACAGAAGTATTAGGATGTATATTAAAAATATGATATGATAATATTTTACTAATATTACGCAGTGTTAATGATTTACTATCAATAAATGAATCTGTAAAGTATTTAGTTAAA